TGATGTGCCTGATGCTAATATAACAGAAAGTAGTGTCACACAACATGAATCAGCTATTGAAATAACAGAAAGTCAAATAAGCGACCTAGGGAGTTATATAGATGGAAGTGGTGCTGCAAGCTACATTCCAAAGTTTAGTGATGCAGATACTTTGACAACTAGTATGATGTATCAAGATGGTACTAATGGAATAGCTATTGGAAAGTTCAATGCAACTGAAAAGCTAGATGTAGGTGGAAACATAGTAGCAGATGCCTTTAAAGTAAATGGAGGTAGTAGTGATGATGTTCTTTTAGGAGACGGTACACTTTCTTCACTTAGTCAACTACAATCTCCTCTAACAACAAAGGGAGATTTGTTTACATATAGTACGGGTAATGCTAGATTAGGAGTTGGTACAAATGGGCAAGTCCTTGTGGCAGACTCTACAGAATTAACGGGTCTAAAGTGGGACACTCCAGCAAGTGGAGTCACGGACCATACATTGCTTTCAAATATTGGAACCAATACACATGCTCAAATAGATACTCACATAGGTGATTCAACTATTCACTTTACTCAAGCAAGTATAAGTATAACTGAATCGCAAATTAGTGACTTAGGTCCATATACAAATAACGATGGAACTGTGACTCAAGTTTCTGTTGGAACAGGTTTAGATGTATCAAACTCAACATCAACTCCTAGTATATCTTTAGACCTATCTGAACTTACAGATATGACTGCTGATATAGTTGGGACTGATGAGATAATTCTTTTAGATAACGGAGCAGAGAGAAGGAAAGCAATTTCAGAATTTAAGCTTAGTTTGTTTAACAATGATTCAGGTTGGACAAATCAAAACCTTTCTTTAGGTACTAGTGGGCAAATTCCTTTTATGGATGGAACTACTGACTTTAGTTATAGTTCGGGATTAGTATTCTCATCTAATCAATTAAGATTAGCACAAGGCAGTGCGGGAATTGATGCAAATACTAGTGGGACTATAAAATTTGGAGACATTAACGGTAATGATATTATTGTTGAAATTATAGGATTTGGAGGTGATGCTTCTCAAAATGGAATCAGATTAGTCGATGCCACTGTACAAATAGATGCAGATGATTTGATACAAATAGATGCTACTGATATAGAGCTAACGGGAGCTGTTGAAATAACTGGAGACACAACTGTTGTAGGAAATATTGATACCCAAGGTGGAATATCGGCTTCAACAATACCTGCAGCTACAACTGATACTGATAAATTTTTAGTATTAGATGGAGGTGAATTTAAGTCTAGAACGGGTGCTCAAACAAGGTCTGACATAGGAGCGGTATCTCTAAGTGGTGCAGAAACAATTGCAGGTGTAAAAACATTTAGTAGTTTTTCTGTAACTCCTAGTTCAGCTCCTACTTCTGACTATCAAGTTGCAAATAAAAAATATGTAGATGATTCAATAACAGCAGGAGGAGGATATACTGATGAAGATGCTCAAGATGCTGTTGGTGGAATAATGTCGGGAACAAATGGAACTACTGTAACTTATAATGATACAGCAGGAACAATTGTAATAGACTCTGACACCATTGATAAGGCTTATGTAGATGCTCTTAATGTAGATGCTGATACTCTTGATGGTATTGACTCTCTTTCTTTTTTAAGAAGTGATGCAGTTGACACCATTACAGACACTCACTACTATGAAGCCACACAGGTTATAAAAGATGCAAATAGAATAGATTTTGGTACGGGCAATGACATGCGTATCTATCACTCAAGTAATCAGAACTACATTGATGTACATAATGGAGACATTAAAGTTAGAGATGGTAGTACGGGTACAACTAAGTTTACATTTGATATTTCTGAGGGAGATTTTACATCAACGGGAGCTATAACACTAAGCGGTCATTTAGGACTTGCAGGTGGAACCTTTACAGATGCAGATGATGTCTTTACTGATTTAAGTATGACAGGTAATGGAGATATAACCATAGGGAATAACTCAACAGGCTCTACTAATTTTCCTACAGAATTTGGACAATCTCTTTTAATTAAGGGTGCTTCTAACACAAGAGATTTTGGTATCTACAAAGCAACTCTTGGTGATTTTCCATTCTCGTTAGGTCAAAAAGATAGCTCAAACAATTGGGAGTGGGTGGAGATTATTCACGCCAACAATAGAAACGAGAGAGATTGGGAGACTCTAGGTGGAGGTATAACTGCATCGGATGGAGCGGATACTTGGTCTAGAGTGGCAGACTTTAACATTGATACAAACTTTGGAGGAGGGAGTATAGATTTTGAAGTAAGTACAAATAGTAGTGGGTATGTTTCTGATGCTAACTTAACTGTATTTATTAGAAGAAATGGCGGAAGTGGTCTTGTTGAGGTTCAAGCTAGATTAAATGCTTTAAATAGTAATGGCTCCAACGAGATGTTGGAATACGACTCTTTTAAGATAATAGCTAATAGTGCTACTGATATACAGCTTTGGATTAATAAAAAGGAAAACTATGGAAAAATACTTGGCAAAGTAACGGGTAAAGCTCTTGTCAATACAACCGAGACTTATTATACAGAAGCTGCTTGGCAAGCTGCTGAACCTACAGGCTCAGCTGATAATGATACAACTTCTGCTATAACTACAGGTAATAACTATAAGATATTTCACGAAGGTTTAGATGAAATCACTTATGATGGTTCACTATTAATAGACAACACAACTGATGTGTCTCTATCTAGTACAGCTCATGGATTTCAAATAGGGGCATCTTCGGACGTAAATATACGCATGGATAATAATGAAATCATGTGTGTAAATAACGGAGTAGCAGATTCATTGAGACTCCAAAGAGACGGAGGTAGTATTTTTATGTTTACTGCAACTTCAGGTACGTTGACTGTAAATGGCCCTGTCTTAGGTACTAAGTTCGTAATGGATAGTAAAACCTCTGATGATATATTATTAGGAGATGGTACAACTACTTCATTAAGTGGATTAGGCTCAGGAGGAGGAAACTTTTTAGCTAGCGATGGTAATGATACTTTTGATGGAGCTAGTGGTACAGGTATTACTTTTGAAGATAATACCTTTATAAAGTTTGGAGATGATGGTGATTTAGAAATAAAGCATGATACAACTTCTGGTTATGTTGAACTTAACTTTTTGTCTAATAAAAACTTTTCAATAACAGAAGGCTCTACTACGAGACTTGAAACTGATTGGGTAAGAGATGAGATAGATATATATGACACTCAATTAGTGTTGTCTGGAACTGGAGGATATGTTGAAGCTGAAGAGGGATTTAAAAAGACAGGATTCGATGGGGATGACTTCTTGATGGCAGATGGTTCTACCACAAGGAGACATCAACTAATGGACTTCTTTAGAGTTTCAGATAGTGGAGTTACATTGAATGCTCAAAATGTAACAACTTCTTTTGTTGCAGTTAAAGGAAACGTTTGGGCAACTCCTTCTGTAATCACAAGTGGATTTACTTGGGATAGTACAAATGGAAGACTACAAGTTCGAGGAAATGGTTATTTAGAAATAACTGTTCAAGTAACTGCCTTTCAATCCGCTGGAGCAAATAGAACTCAAATGGAAATTGAGCTTGTTCAAAATGGAGCGACGGGAGGAACTACCTTGGTAGGTGCTTCTAACTACTCTCATAGAAATTTAGTTCAAGATATAGGTACTGTATCTATATCTTCTTTTATAGTAGATGCCACAATCTTTGACACTTTTGAAGTACAAGTTAGAAGGGTCGGTACATCAGTTGATATAGGTAGGTCTGAAATAGCAGGCTACACTTATATCTCTGCAAAGTTTCATGAAGAAAATGACAATGGACTGCCATAAAAATAACAAAGGCTCATCTTTTTAGGTGAGCCTATTAATCAAATAAAAAAAATAATGATAGAAAAGTTGAAATACTTTTTCTATATAATATTTGCCTATCTCAATTTAGACCATGAGGTGTTTGGGATACTAATGATTTTAATGCTTATTGACTCAGGTCTAGGAGCATTGAAGGCTGTAAGGGTTGGATTAAAATTTAGATTCAAAACCTTACTGTGGGGAATTACTATGAAATTAATATTTTTATTAATTCCTGTAGTTTTGGCTTTAACTGCGAAAAGTTTAGGATATGACTTTACAATAGCTATTCAAATAGTATTATCTTTACTAACAGTGTCGGAGGTTTATTCAATCATGGGTAACATTTACATGGCTAAGAATAAAGTTATAATAGAAAAAATGGACGTCATATCTAGCATGATAATGACATTAAGAAAAGCACTAGCTAGACTAGTGAAAGGTTTCCTACATAAAATGGGAGACGTGGAATAAAAAAAAGAAAGTATGGAAGATTTTAAATTAAGTAAAAATTCGAAAAGCAACATAAAGGGAATAAACAAAGACCTTAGAAAACTAGTAGAGAGAGTACTATCAAAATCTCCACATGACTTTGGTATTCCTAAATTAGGAGGTTTAAGGACCCCTCAACAACAAAACAACCTATTTCATCAAAGACCAAAAGTAACTCAATTAGACGGCTTTAAAAGGGTAAGTTATCACCAATCAGGCAATGCTGTAGATATATTTATCTATGATGAGCATGGTGCGTGTTGGGATTGTCTTTTTAAATACAAAGAAGTTTCTGACTTGATGAAAGAAGAGTTTTGTATAATGAAAGAAGAAGGTTTGTTTAAACAATTCACAGAATTACAATGGGGAGGAGATTGGATTAGATTCAAGGATGCTCCACATTTTCAAATAGTATAATTAAAAAGGAAGATATCACTGCGATATTTTCCTTTTTTTTCTCTTATTTTTAACCTCTCAAATCCCTTTATTTTAGGGGGTTTTTCTTAAGTATGCCCTATAGAAGGAAAAAGGGGGAAAAAAGTATATATGTATATACCTCTTTTGAGACCCTTGTTCTATACCTATATTTCATAAAGAATAAAGGATAAAAAAAACGTAAAAAATTTCGACCTTTTTTTTATACAATCTACCCTTTATCTTTTTTTTGTGCATTTCATCGAATAAATCACTTTTTTTATAAAAAAACTTGTGAGAACTAAAAAGAGGTTGTATATTTGTACCAACAAAAACAAACAAAATATATAATTATGAAAACATTAGACTACAGACAATCAAAAACAATCGAAAGCACTAAACTTAAAATGGAGGATGGTTGCAACGGAGTAGAGCAAGTTATATTCTTTTTTGTAAATGAGACTTATAGTGTATATACAGATGGCTCTAAAGAATTATTCAGCAGAACATACATTAAGCAAGATGGTAGACAGTATGTTAGGATATCTGACAAATCAAGAAGTTATTCTAATGAGAAGAGTTATAGAAATGCCATCAAGAGATGGTCAAAGCAAGCAATATAAAACAAGGGGGGTGTAAAAGCCCCCGATAATTAACAACTAAAACGATAAATATTATGACAACTATAGAAAAAGTAAAAAACAATTCAAGTTTAAAATGGTTATTAGATAACTCTGAAACAACTTTCGATGATGTGGATTGCACAATGACTTACTTTAAGGGTAAAGTTCCTTACAAAATGTTGAGCGATTTGAAATATTGGTTTAATGATAATGGTGGTAATATGTGTGGAGGTTCTGTCAAAGTAGGACAGGGTTCTGTTAATCTAACAATTTCAAAATGGAAAGGTAGTAGAGATATAACATTCACAACTTGTTTAGCTAAATAAACAACAATTAAAACAATATGAAATGTAAGAAATGCAAAAAAGAGACCGAGATAGCAAATAAGCATTTCGGTCTTTGTCTTCCATGTAATAACATAAGGTTACATGGCTCTAAATATGGTAAGCAATATAAGAAGATAGGAAGAGATAGAAAGTCTCTTAAAACGCCTAAAAACAGGCTTAAGCACAAAGTAATTGATGGAGAGAAAGTGTTTAAAAAGCAAGGTGGTAGAAGATTTGGAAAAAATTTCGAATTAGATGAGTTGTTTTATGAGAAGTGCTTTAATAAAAGTAATCACAAATGCGAGGAGTGTAGTGTAGAATTACCTAATGATTTTAGAGATACTAATGGAAAGATAATTGCTAGATTTAGATACTCCCATATAGTTGCAAAGAGTATAGCTTCGGAACTTAGACATGATATAAACAATATAAATCACCTTTGTGCTAAGTGTCACACAAAATGGGACTTTGGTAATAAGAAGGAGATGAAAATATATGATAAAAATGCTAAAAAATTCCCAAAATACTTTTAATCCATAACTATCTAGAAACTAGTAAGTTGTGCTAAGGTATGCCCTATAGAATAACGTAGCGAAATTTTAATCAAAAAAACAATCAAAAAATGATAAGTCCATATAAGAAAATAATAGTGTATGATTTAGAGACGGGAGGTTTCTATTCTAAGTATAATTCAATTACAGAAATAGCTATGGTTGCTATAGATTTAGAAAGTTTAGAAATAGTAGATGAGTTTAGTGTAATGCTTTCTCCATATATAAACGTAGAATCTAGAGAGTCGGATATCAATAAAGAGTCAAAGCAATTGTATAAATTGCTTAACAAAAAAGACGATACCTTAGGAGCTAACGTTTTAAAATACAAAGGAGATAGTCTTACTCTAAATAATTTAGAAAGTGTCTCTAAGGACGTTAAAATGCTTTACAAGTACTTAGACTCTGTATCTGTATTGACAAATGATGATATTTTAAATTTGCAAAATACTAGTTCTTTAAAGGATATAGTTGATTTGTATTTTGACAAAGCCTATAGTCCTCAAGCTTTAGAAGTAACTCACATTTCAAGAAAGATGTTGCAAGAGCAAGGGGTAGGGTTTATGGATGCTTTCTCATTAGTATCTAACTTCATAAAGAAGCATACCATAGGAAACTCTAAGCCAATACTAGCAGGTCATAACATTAAGGGGTTTGACAATGAATTCCTACATAAGATGTTCAAGGAAAATGGTCAAGACTTAGATAAGGTAATTAACCAAACTCAAATGATTGACACATTAGAGTGGGCAAGATTAAGGTGGTTTGAAATGCCTAGTTATAGCTTAGGTGTATGTGCTAATGAAGTTGGACTTACTTTAAAGGAGGCCCACAGAGCTCTTCCAGATACTGTAGCAAATGCTAAATTCTTAATAAAGATGCTACAATCATTAAGAGGAGAGGGTCAGCAGAGTAGTAAATACAAAAGAAGGAAGTTTAATTTTAATAATTTTTAAAAAATA